GGCTCAGGCGACGAAGGATGTAAACAACTCTCTGTTAGAGATTGAGAAAGAGATCAAAGAAGCTGTAGAGAATCTTCCTGTCCAGTATCCAAACTACAGTAATTCATCCTCTCAATCGACTTTGGTTATCCCAAGGTCAGACGACCACTTCGGAGTAAAAATCGACTCACGTTCAGTCAACGCGGAGTATAGTACACCCATTGCTCGTGAAAGAATAAACACTATCATTAACAGAGCAATAGAACATTCTGAAGAGCGTGGTGATGTTGAAAATGTTGTATTGGGCCTCTTCGGAGATACTGTAGACGGCGAAAACGTCTACCCCGGTCATGTAGCTAACCTTGAAGATTTCCTCCGTGGGCAGATTAAGAAGGCTTCTTCGACATATATCAATCAAATTCAGAAGCTCTCTGAAGAGTTTGAACACGTAAAGGTTGTTTGCGTTCCGGGGAATCATGGAAATATCGGAACGATAAGTAACGCTGATGATATTGTTTATGATCAAATTGAGTTGGGTGTAGACCTATTAGAGCTTGATAATGTATCGTTTGTTCATTCTAATGGCTCTTATGTTAATTTCAATATCCGTGATTATGATGCGTATGCTCGTCATGGGCAAGATGCTTTAGAACACGCTTCAACAAGTTCTGGTGATGATCGTTGGATGAATTGGAAAGAAGATTCAGATTTCGATATAGCGTATCATGGACACCATCACCAACTTCGTATGGAGCCTGTAGGTCATTCACAGCTTTTCCAATGTGGTACTCTTGTTCCTCCGAGTATGTTTGTTGATTCAATTGGCGCTTCAGGAGTCCCGAGAGCATTTTATCATTTTACCACAGATAAAAATATGGTGGAAGATATGAACATTATTGACTTCTAATTAAATAAATAGGCAAAAATATGGAATATTTTCGTAAGGTTTATAAGTATGCCCGCTCTAAGAATCCACTTTCACACAAGAAATAGAAAATAATCCACATATTTGCGATAATTGTTACCGGCGTCTTCGATATGTTTTGAAACCACACGAATCGATGCCCGACGTGGTAACTGATAAGTTGGAGTATACTAACTCTGCTTATTTCGGTCACTTTGATGATAAGCAAGAAACGGGGCGTCCCTCTCGCAAGAAGTCTTATTGTGAGTGTGGGAGTGTGGATGATGATGCTAAGATTCGTCCCTTTGATAAAAAGCAGTTACTTGAAGCGGGCGAACGTGTCGTTGAAAGATTATCGGAAGAAGACTTTGAGGTTGATGAAGAACAATTCCTCAATATTGTATATGAAAATAAGTCTGAACCCGATAATCAGTTTAACGAAGAAGTAATTTTAGAAGAAGCAACCGAGCGTTCTTTGATTGATAATGGTAAGTAGAAAGCATTTAAAGGATTTGGTTGAGAGACACGGTGAAGTTCATGTATTTGTCGAAGAACATGAAACCGTGGCTGGTTCGGATGAAGCTATTGGCGTCCGTAACAATGAATTTACGGTTTTCAATGATGAATGTGTAGTTCTTCATGTTCATTCAGAAGAACATCATATTCCGTATGATAGTATTGTTCATATAGAGCTTCCCGTTAACTTTCCCGATTAAATATTATGTCTGATGATGAGATATGTGGTGCGCCTCTAAAGACTAAGGATGGGAAGTGTGAGAGAACCGCGACCAAAGACGACGGCAAGTGCGGCTATCACACGGAGATCGATGAAGAGCAGAATATGGACCGGAATTGGAAACCGGCTCTCAAACATGGACTCAATCAAAATCGTGGAGGATATTACGAGTCTCTTCCCGATGAAGATAAGAAGTTTATTGACGCTATTGCGAACGACTTAATTGAGAAGTCGTACTTTACTGCTGAAGATAATTCGGCAGTTGAAAAGCTTCGGCAGGTCGCCGTTGATATTCATCAAAAGCGCCGTGCTGATGAGTATATTGCTCAGAAGGGTCTGACACAGGAGAAAGACATTGGATTCCATGAAGACCACGGAATGATTACTCAAGAAGAAGAGAATGTCTTGATGATCACTAAGGACCGGCTTTCTCGTGAAGCACGTATGACTTTGAAGGATTACGGTGTTCTTGACCATGAGCATGACAAGACCGAAGAAGCGGCTAAATCGTTGATTGAGGATCTTTCTGATTCATGAGCATGAACGACGAATTCTCCGAGTTAGAATATAAGAACTACCAGAACGAGTTTCTTGAAGACTGGTGGACTCGGAAAAAGTTGTTCAAAGGAATGAGACAATCTGGTAAGACCGAGTTGCTTCTTTCCGAATTATACCGTTTTCAATCACGAAATTTTGATTGTCTTGTTATCGCTCCTACGGAAAGACAATTTCGGCAAATTGAAAACCGATACATAGATCGTTTTGAACAACACGCGAATTGTGACTTTACTTCTAAAGGACGTTTACAGAATGGTTCTGTTCGTGGATATCGTTATGATGTAGTTCTTGTAGACGAAATACAAGAAACCGGGTTAAAGAGTATACAATATGAAGTAGACCCGATGGACCCGATGTTCCTTCGTGCTACTTCTTGTATTTCTTCTAATAAGGATATAAACGAAGATTATTTCGATTCAGTTTATAGAGTCTGAGTCTGTTTAGAGGTTTTCTGGTATGCAAGATATTGATGATGAGACACGTAGACGGTTACGTGAAGAACCTTCTTTCTTTGTAGAGAAGGTTTTAGGAATCGATGCTTACCCGTACCAGAGAGAATTTATAGACTCTAAGAAAGACAGGAAGGCCGTTGTAGGAGGTCGTCAGATCGGTAAGACGACGATGATGGCGTGGATGGCGATACATGAATTTACTATGTATCCCGATAGGAACATTCTTCTTATCGCGCCTACGCAACGGCAGGCTCTCAACTTCATGCGAAAGTTGAAGAAGGAAATTGATGATTGGATCGAAAACGAAGAAGAGTACGGGTTAAAGTACGTTTCAAAATCTCGTATTGAAGGAGAAAATGGGAGCCGGATTGAAGCACTTCCTGCTCTTGAAGAAACGATTCGTGGTTTGACTATCGATTCAGCGTTTATTGATGAAGCGGCATTCATAGACCGTCATATTTTCACATCAATTGTGAGTCCCATGCTTGCGACTACTGACGGTCAATTTGTAATTGCTTCAACTGCATGGGGTAAGGAAGGTTATCTGTATAACAAGTTTGATGAAGACGATTATTGGTTGAGTAAACGTTATACTTCAATGGAGAATCCCGATATTCCCGCGCGTCAGATTGAAGAATGGCGGCGGGATATGACGGAGCTTGAATTTCAGCGAGAGGTTCTTGCTCAATTCTCCGATAAGAAGAATGCGTTATTTAAAAATCGAGATATTAACTCGTCTTTAGAATGGCTCAATCAAGATGGCCTTCCACAAAACGTTATGTACCCGGACAGAGCAGGGCGAACATCTTACTTAGGTGTAGACCCGGCTACTACGGGGGATGATAAAGCCGTTCTCACTTCGGTTGATTCCGAAGATAATGTCTATGAGATAAAAGTCATAGAACAATGTGAGATTCCGGAGTTGGAAAAAGAGATTCGTGGGAAGATCAACTCCAATGATCGTAATTATATTAACGTATTCATAGAAGAAAATGGTCTTGGAGAAGGTACTGTTCATAGGTTTGAGCGAGAATTTAAGCAGGTAGAGGGATTCCGAACTACAATCCGGAGTAAGGAATCTATCTATAATCAGGTTAAGAACAAGATGCAAAATGGCGAACTTTCGATTCCTGATAGAGAAGATTTCAAAAAGCAACTCCGGACTATTGAGTACGAAATGACTGAGCGAGGAAATATGAAAATATATGCTCCCGGTGATGAGCATGATGACATGGCGGATTCCCTTGCTCTAGCTATCGCTGCTAAATCTGGAAATCGTTATGTTGAGAGGCAGAAAAAGTTCTATTCATTCAGAGATTCAGATTATGAAGGCTCTTCCGATAAAAGAGCATATACGTTTTAAATTATGGGACTGAAGGATACGTTTACAAATACGGGCAAGATGGTAGTTGATGAGTTACAACGAGCGGCGGAGCCTGATGCTCGTTCTGTAGACAATCATCCTTCAAGGACCGATAGC